TATTATATGTTTATTATATGTTTATTATATGTTGGTATTATCTTATAAATAATTCTTTAATACCACCCAATGAACCAATGATAGAACTGGCTTCCAATGGCATGAATACAAGTTTACTATTATCAGATGAACCAATTTTCGACAATGATTCAATATATTTTTCAGCAATCGAATAATGAATTGAATTAATATCACCACTTGCTATTGCTTCTGAAATTATAGTCGTGGTGTAGGCTTGTGCTTCCGCTAATTTCTTTTGCCCTTCAGCCTCATTTATAGCAGCTTGTAATTTTGATTCTGATAATAAAATAGCAGCTTGTTTTTCACCTTCTGCTTTTAAAATTGCCGCTTGTTGTTCACCCTCTGCTACTAAAATTGAAGCTCTCTTTTCTCGTTCAGCAGTCATTTGTAATGCCATCGAATTAATTAAATTTGATGGTGGCGAAATATCCTTAATTTCAATTCTTGTCACTTTAATACCCCACGGCATAGTGGCATTGTCAATAACCATTAATAACTTATTATTGATAGAATCTCGCTGAGATAATAAATCATCCAAATTCATTGAACCAATTACAGTTCTGATATTAGTCAATACCAAAGTTTTAATGGCAATGTCAAGATTTTGAATTTGATAAGATGCTTGTTCCGGTGAAGTTATTTGAAAAAATACAACTCCATCAGTTCTAATTTCAGCATTATCCTTCGTAATTACTGATTGTGACGGAACTTCAATAACTTGTTCCATTATAATTACCTTTTTACCAACCATCTCTATAAGTGGTATAATAAAATTTAAACCTGGTTTTAAAGTTCTGGTATATTTTCCAAGATTCTCAATCGTCCATTCATTACCCTGTGGTACAATTTTAATACTTAAAAAACATAATAAAATAGCTAGACTACATATCATTATTGTTAATATCATCTTGTTAATTCCTATTGTTAAAAATTCTATTATACCCACTCTTGATAAAAAAATCAAGATATATTTTTTATCAATAAAATTCTTTTTTAAAATCTTCTAATGTTAAATCATACGATGTCGAATATAATTGGATTTTATTTGAAATATCCTGAACATTTATGTTTTTACATTCTTTACATATAACTTGTTTCTAACTCAATCTCATTACTTTAAATTCATTATTACAGTTTTTACAATTTTTAATTCCATTTAACATATCTATATTCCTTAAGTTATGAAGGGCAACTATTCACCCTTCATATTAAAGTATATCACAGAATAATAAAAATATCAAGAAGAAATATTTTTTATCAATTCATAAAAATCACCAATGGTAAATTCTTCCTCAATTCCAGTCTTTTTATTTCTAATTTTTAACCCAGTCTGCCTTGTTACACATTTACCCGATTGTCTCGGTTGCAAAGCTACAACTTTATCATAGTTATGGAAGGATTCCAGCAATTTTATTTGATAATCGTAAGGTTTGAAGAGGCATTTACCAGTATATGATTGTACATAATAATAATTTGTAATAAAGTGTAGGTATCCATCCTTTGGGTCTAAGCATTTAGCGAATTCTGATTGTTCATATTTGGTATAGGTTTGGATGGTATTTGCTTTTTTGATTAGGAGGCCTTCCAAATTTTTAGCCATTTTTCAATTCTCTATATAATTTAAGTAAACCTTCTCTGATATTCATAGCATTATCTCCACCTGATTGTTTAGGGAAAGAGGTATTACCTTTACTATGTAAATCATCACCTTGTTTAGTGATATCATCAATTGGAAAATAATTAGTATCACTTACGCTATTCATTATATTATCAAAATCATCATCTAAGGGTTCAGAAATATCTTCATCATCATTATACCTTGAATCTTCGTCATCATTATACATTGAATCTTCGTCATCACCGAATAGAATGATATCGTCTTCATCTGAATTCATATCGGTTGATGGGTTATCTTTAGTTGACAATAGGTTTAGTAAATCTCTGATGCCATTCACGCCTTGTCCATCGATGGTCATTTTTACATTATTTTCTGGTGTTGAATCTTCTGACATTCCGTCACATTCTTCCAATTCTGGATTACAACCTTCTTCGATTGTTTTTTTTCTGGGTTTATATGATTCACGTAATGTTCTAATATAGTCATCATCATTCTCAGATACTTTATCATCTGGTTGAAATTTTGAATCATCAGTTGAAAGTGGTTCTTCTTCTTGTGATAATTCATCATTAGTCATTTCATCTTTGGATGGAATAAATGATTTAATAGAATTTAAGAAATCATCTTCATCGATTTCGCCATTTACTAATCGAGTAGCCAAAGAATGTATAGTAGGTTCTTCTTCATTATCATCATCTGAAGGTTCGTCTAGTGGTTTATCATCTGAAGGTTCGTCTAGTGGTTTATCATCTGAAGGTTCTTTGATTTCTTCCTCTAGTGGTTCTTCTATTTCGGATGGTGATTCGTCAATATCGGTAGAATAAATACCTCTACCATAAATATCACTACCTTCCAGCAAAGTTATTTTGTTTAATATATCTCTAAATTCCATAATAATTCCTTTTTATTTATTTTGACCCGACTGGGATATTTTTACCAAAATAATTTATTTTGGTGATTTTTTTTTAGTTAGCAATTGGTCATTGACATCTGTATAGGGTTCACCGGCATGTTTAATTTTATTAAGTTCATGTAGTAAACTATAAATTTTTTGTTGTCCGACCAAATCCTGATGATTTGATTGTTCATAATCTGAATTCATCAAAGCTTTAGTAGTTTTTTCACCAAAGTCATAATTTTTATAATTGATTTCATCTTCTTCTTGTTCTTTAATATTTTTGACAATAACTTCGCTATGTGTTAATTTAAGAATTTCGCATAGTGAATCTTTCAATTGGTTGGAAGTGATTGGATAATTGAAAGATATATCGATGGTTGTTATTTCGGTATTATGAACATGTGGGAATTCATTATATTGTTTTTTGATTGGACCGATGGTATGTTTAATTGAGGCTACATCGAATTTAATTAATGAATCTTTAATTAATTGAATGGTATCGATTTTACCAACGATTTTTATTTTAAATTCATAAATTTTTTTTGATTCAGTTAAATATTTTTTAAGCAATTTTGACACTGGCATTATTCTTCCTTTTTTAAATTATTACGCAATTGTTGTAATAAAGTATTTCTATCCATTACAACTGGGTCATTATTTTCCCCATTGATTTCGACATTAGTTGCGTTAACTGGTTGGACATTTGAATTATTTTTTAAAAAAACCATTTGTTTTTTCAGTTCTAATTCTTGATGTTTTAATAGTAGATGTTCTTTATCCATTTCAATTTTGTGTTGTAACATAAGTTCTTCTTTTATTTTATCATCGGCAGATTCCAGTTTTTTTCTGGTTTGTTCGAGATTTTTCAATTCATTTGCCAATTCAAATTCTTTAGCTTTTTGTTCAAATTCCAATTTTTTAAGTTCATCTTTAACTCGAATACTTTGTAATTTTTCATTTTCTATTTGGAGTTGAATCATTTTCAATTTTTTATCCATTTTAGAATTTTTTGCGTCGATTGAGCATTTGAGTAAATTTGATGCTACTTGAAATAATTTACTACTATGTTTAGATTCCACATTCATACCAAGATTAATTAGGTCTTGGTATGTATTAAGTGCTTCTTGTGCTAAGTTATCCAAGTCATCATCTGATTCTTCACCCAAGCCAGACACTTTTGGTAAAGAATTCCTGATAATATTTGACATATCAACAATTTCTTTATTGTTTTCGATTCTTTTTTTCGTTAGTTCCAATTCTTTTTCTTTTGGGGTAATGATTTCAATATTGAATAAATCTTCTAATTTTTTCATTTCTTATTTCCGTTATGAAACATATGGGTTTCATCTATAATACGAAATTTAATACCTTGTTTTTGACAATATGCCTGAGCAGCTGCAAATTTAGCTTGATTTTTTATATACATCATTTGATTAGTTTTATTTTTACCAACCTTTTCCATAATATATTGATTTGATGGTTTAATTTCGATTAACTCAGTATTTATTTTATTATTCTTATCAACATATTGAATTAAAAAATCAGGAACATAGACGGTTTGTTTTCCCGTAAATGGATCTTTATAGGGGATTTTTATACTTTCGCTAGCCCATTTTATAATACTCGGACTATTATCCAAGAATGTCATAAAAGTGGTTTCCCAACTACTCCGTGCTATTATTTTATTAGTTCCAATATATTTTTCTGGATTTTTTGGTATATATTGACTGGATGAAAATTTCATATTAATACATTCCTACTTTCATAATCGTTATATAAAGAATTAACTTTATATCCTAATATATTAGTATTATTACCATTCACATTTATTATTTTGATTATTATATTACTCAATTGAATATCAGTTAATCCTTTCATGGTATCAATTAATTGAAATATATTAACATTATCAACCCGTGCCTGATTTAATAAAATAATAGTAATCGACCTGGAACTATCCTCATCAAAATTTCTTTTCATGAAAAATGCAATAACTACATCGATTTGTTCTGATGGAAATGATACTTGATGGGTAAAAAAATTATTGAAAAATTGCTTGGTATCTATCATAAATTCACTTTGTTTGCGGTAATTACATTATTTATATTTTGTACCATCGGAAAACTAAACCCCTGAATACCATTTAATGTTGTTGATATATCACCCCCGATATTATTAGTTATAATACCAGATGTTCCAGCCATGATTTTATTCTTAGTATTAACATTAGTAACTTGTTGAATTAAAGTATTTATCATACCTAAATCTGGTTTGTATTTATTAATAAATGTTGGACTGGAATTACTTATATCATTGATACCACCCGGTTGTAAAGGTGATGGTGATAAATCATAATGTTCCGTACCAAAACCTTCAATATCACCGGAATTAACCAACCCATTTCCATAAGCTACTGATTCATAGGCAATTTTCATATTAAAATCATGTGGATTTGTATCAGAATATGATAATTTATTATGATTAAAACTAGTTATGATTGGGTTAATTAATTTATAGCTTATATATTCGTGTCTTGCCATTTGGTATATTGTTATATAGTTAAAGAATGGGTTATTGCTACCATTATCCAGACCATAAGTTGTATTAATATAATCATAATTTTTCATAGCGGTTTTATTATAAGCACCGTTAATATCTGCGGATTTGCTATCTGCGTAATAATATTTATAATAATTTTGCCACAATGTATTAATCAGGTTCATATTATCATCATTAAAAACAATTTCAATTTCTTCAAATTTATGAGTATATTGAATAACTTTTTTTCTATTATATTGATTTAATATTTCGGTTACTACTGTATATGTTGGTAAACTAGCAGATTTGACCAGCATATTAATTTCATTATTATGAATAGTAGATAATTCTTTATCAAT